GGCCTCGTTGGGCGTATCCGAGCTGAGGGATCTTGCTGCACTGACCCAACAGCCGCAGCAAAGCATGCCAAGTTTTCAGTCACTTTCGCGCTATGGACCGAGGTTGTCTGGCGGTCGTCCGTCTGCTACATCTGGCACACAAGCACTCAAGCGAATGGGCGTAGGGAGTCTGCTCAGTGGAAATCCGCTCCTTGGAATGGGCTGACATACCGGCCGTTGTAGACCTTGCCCGCGAAATGCACGGCGAGAGCGCGTTTTCGGACTTTGACTTCGACGCCGGCAAGATGGCCGGGCAGCTCACTTTGCCACTGACGCACCCCTCCGAGCAGTTCTGCCATTTGGCAGTCAAAGACGGCGAGGTGGTCGGGGCTCTTTTCGGCTACATCACGGAGTTCGTCTTCGGCCCGCAGCTTATAGCTTGCGACTACGGCTGGTACGTCCTGCCCAAGGCCCGAGGTACGAGCGCCGGGGTGCGCCTGCTCAAGGACTTCCAGCAGTGGGCGAACGAGAACAACGCGGTGGAAGTTTGCATGGGTGTCTCGACTGACATCCACAAGGACAAGACCGGTAAGCTGTTCCGGAAACTCGGCTACAAGCACGTAGGCGGCATCTACAAGTTGGGCTTGTAATGGACGCTGAGGCTCTCAAACATCTTCCCGAGGACGTCCTGAAGGAGGTCCTTGAGCTGACGGAAGCGAAGACCCGGCTCGAGATACGGGACAAGGCGCATGACCAGTTCATGCCTTTTGTGCACCATGTCTACGACGGGTTTATCGAGGGGAACCACCATCGCATCTTGGCGGAGAAGTTTGAACGTGTGGCTCGGGGTGAGCTTAAGCGGTTGGCGATTTCTATCCCGCCGAGACACGGTAAGAGCGAGCTTGGCAGCTACCTACTCCCCTCATGGTTGCTAGGCAGGAACCCGAAGCTCAAAATCATTCAGGCGACACATAACACCGAGTTGGCCACGCGGTTTGGCCGCAAGGTCCGAGACCTGATCGAAGACCCAACGTACAAAGAAGTGTTTCCTGAGACTATTCTGCAGGACGACAACAAGGGGGCCGGTCGTTGGGGTACCACCAAGGGCGCCGAGTTTTTCGCTGCTGGTGTTGGCGCGGCCATGACCGGTCGTGGGGCGGACCTTTTGATCATCGACGACCCCCACGCCTTGGAAGTTTCCACGCCCATCCCCACCCCTAAGGGGTTTGTTGAGGTACAGCATTTAAGGGTCGGTGATGAAGTGTTTGGGCCCGACGGCAAACCAACCAAAGTAGTTGGGAAATCGGATGTTTGGCACGACCGGGACCTGTACTCGGTCACAACCAGTGACGGGGAGGAGGTGCTTTGTGACGGCGGCCACCTTTGGGGGGTCAATTCGGACACGAACATAGCTCGCGCTCGAGTGGAAAACTACACAACCAGATATCTTGCAGAGTGGCCTCTCAAGAATCGCCCTGTTATCCCGCGACACCAGCCGGTGGAATATCCCGAAGCCGACCTCCCCATAGACCCATGGGTTCTTGGGGCGTGGCTGGGTGATGGGACGTCGTCTTGCGGGCGGATTACAGCGCACCCAGATGACCAGCCCTATATGATGGAGCAGTTTCGCCGCGCCGGGTATGAGGTCGGGGGCGTTACATCCTGCGGCAATACATTCACTGTGTACGGCCTACATGCTCAGCTGCGTGACCTCGGGGTCCTTAATAACAAACATGTGCCCGAGCAGTACCTGACGGCTAGCATCAGCCAAAGAATGTCGTTGCTACAGGGTCTCGTCGACACAGATGGCAGTGTGATCCAAACGGGCCAGTGCGGTTTTTACAACTGCAACGTCAAGCTGGTCGATGCAGCTGTTCAGCTGCTGCACTCTCTCGGGGTTAAGGCGTCCCGTCGCACCTACCACGACACACGCGGCCGGTACAAAACATCTCAGCCAAACCACCGCGTCATGTTTCGCCTTGAGGATGCGGCGAGAATGCCGCGCAAGCGCAGGTACACACGGACCCCCGTTGATAAGCGATCTCGCAGTATTACGGTAGAACCAACACAAGCGCAGGGCTCGGTACAGTGCATCACTGTTGATCGCCCTGACGGCCTCTTTCTTGCGGGGCGTGGCTATGTCGTAACACACAACTCCGAACAAGACGCTATGTCGGAGTCTGCTTTTGAGCACGCCTATGAGTGGTACACGTCCGGCCCTCGACAGCGCCTGCAGCCCGGAGGGGCCATAATTATCATCGCCACTCGATGGGGGAAGAAAGATCTCATCGGTCGGGTTCTGGCCCAGCAAAACGAGGACAGCTTTTCGGATAGCTGGGAAGTAGTGAACATGCCCGCTCTGCTGCCAGACGACGAGCCACTCTGGCCAGAGTTCTGGACAAAAGACGCTCTGTTGTCGATTAAAGCCTCGCTGCCGGTAGGCAAGTGGTCCGCGCAGTGGCAGCAGCAGCCGACGAACGCAGAGTCGGCCATCGTCAAGCGGGAGTGGTGGAAGGAGTGGGAAAAGGAGAAGATCCCGCCGGTCAAGTACATCCTGCAGGCCTACGACACGGCGTTCTCCAAGAAGGAGACGGCTGACTTCTCTGCTATCACGACGTGGGGCATTTTCGACGACGAAGAGACTGGGCGCGAGGCGATCATCCTGATGGACGCGCAGCGCGGCCGCTGGAGCTTTCCGGAGCTCAAAGAGGTGGCGTTTGAGGAGCATCAATACTGGGAGCCGGACATGGTCATCGTCGAGAAGAAGGCCACCGGCGGCCCGTTGATCGACGAGATGCGTAAGCGCGGGATTCCCGCTGTCGGGTTCTCCCCCGGTCGACGCGCCGGCGGCGGCGGGGTCGACAAGACCACCCGGATGCACTTGGTTTCACCTTTGTTTGAATCTGGTGTAGTATGGGCGCCAACGGAGAAGAAGTTTGCCGACGAGGTCATCGAAGAGGTGGCCTCGTTCCCAAACGGGGAACACGACGACTTCGTGGACAGCATGACGCTCGCCTTGATGAGGTTTCGACAAGGCGGCTTGATTGCGATAGAAGATGATGACAGCGAGGACGAAGAGATCTTCATTCCTCGGCAACGGGAGTATTACTGATGGCACTGCCGCCGCGCTCTATGGGACCCATGGTCGATCGCCCTGCCGGCATGGACGAACTGGACCCGGAACTGCAGCTTGAAGAAGTTGCCGTCGACGAACCGATGGACTTTTCGGGCGGCGCCGAGATCACCGAGGGGGACGACGGAAGCGCTGTCCTCCGGGCCCTTGTGGAGGAGGCGGAAGCCTCGGGCATGGGCGAAGAGCTGATTGAACACGACGCCAATCTGGCCGAGTACCTCCAAGACGACGCCCTTGGCGCCCTCGCGTCTGAGCTGGTGGGCAACTACGAGGAAGACCTCGAGTCGCGGAACGAGTGGGAAACGGCCTACGTCAAAGGCCTCGACCTGCTGGGTGTCAAGCATGAAGAGCGGAGCGAACCCTTCGAGGGCGCCTCTGCCGTCACGCACCCTCTGATCTCCGAGTCCGTTACCCAATTCCAAGCGCAGGCGTACAAGGAGCTGCTGCCGGCGGGTGGGCCTGTCAAGACCCGCATCATCGGCGCTCAGACGCCCGAGGTCGAGGACCAGTCGGAACGCGTCAAGCACCACATGAACTACCTGATCACCGAGGAGATGGAGGAGTATGATCCGGAAATGGATCAGATGCTCTTCTACCTCCCGCTGTCGGGGTCGACGTTCAAAAAGACCTACTTCGATCCGCTGCTCCAGCGTCCGGTGTCCAACTTCGTGCAGGCGCAAGACATCGTGGTGCCTTACACGGCCACCGATCTGCGGACCGCGCCGCGGATCACCCACGTGCTGAAGATGACGGACAACGAAATTCGCAAGTATCAGGCGTTGGAAGTCTACGTGGACGCGGACCTCGGTCCGAGCGGCAATGACGACACTGATGACGTGACCGAAAAGACGGACGAGCTGCAGGGTGTGTCGTCCAGCGGCTACACCGACGAAACCCGCACTTTGCTGGAGGTGCATGTCGAGCTGGACCTCGAGGGTTTCGAGGACATGAGCCCGGACGGCGAGCCGAGCGGCATCAAGCTGCCCTACATCGTGACCGTTGACAAAGACAGCAGCACGGTGCTTTCGATCCGCCGGAACTACCGCGAGGGCGACAGCCTGCGCCGGCCGGTGCCTTACTTCACCCACTACAAGTTCCTGCCGGGGTTGGGCTTCTACGGCTTCGGCTTGTTGCACATGATCGGTGGGATCGGAAAAGCCGCGACCAGCATCCTGCGCCAGCTCATCGACGCCGGCACGCTGTCGAACTTGCCGGGTGGTTTCAAGGCCCGAGGTGTGCGGGTCCGCAACAGCGATGATCCAATCCAGCCGGGCGAGTGGCGGGATATGGACGCCCCCGGCGGCGTGCTTCGAGACTCGATCATGCCTCTGCCCTACAAGGAGCCGTCGGCCACTCTGGCCAACCTGTTGGGCGCCCTCATCGACGCTGGCCGCCGGTTCGTGTCGATCGCGGACCAGCAGGTCAGCAACATGAACCAAGAGATGCCGGTCGGGACTACGGTCGCCATGCTCGAGCGTGGCATGAAGGTCATGTCCGCCATTCACAAGCGGCTGCATTACGCCCAGAAGCAGGAGTTCCGCATCTTGGCCCGTGTCGTGGCCGAAGAAACGCTGCCGGCGTACCCCTACATGGTCGAGGGCGGTCAGCCGGGAGTGAAAGCCGCTGACTTCGACGACCGTATCGACATTGTCCCTGTCAGCGACCCGAACATTTTCTCGATGGCCCAGCGGGTGGCCTTGGCTCAAGAGCAGCTCAAGCTGGCGCAGACGAACCCGCAGATGCACAACCTGCACTCGGCCTACAAGCGGATGTATCAGGCGCTCGAGGTGCAGAACATCGACGAAATCCTGCCGCCGCCCCCGCAACCGCAACCGACGGACCCGGCGATGGAAAACAGCGCGCTGCTCATGGGGCAGCCGGCGCAGGCGTTCCCCCAGCAGAACCACGACGCCCACATCAAGGCCCACGTGGCTTTGATGATGACCTCGCTGATCCAAGACAACCCGCAGGCGATGGCGATGTTTTACTCGCACGTCCAGCAGCACATCAGTTTCGAGGCCCAGCGTCAGGCGCAAGAGCAGATTCAGCAGGCGATGCAGCAGGTGCAGGCGCTCGCTCAAGTTGGCGCCGTGGATCAAGGTCTTGCCACCCAGCAACTTCAGCAGGCGCAGGCTGCGGCGCAGGATCCGACGGAGTACCAGAACTACGTCGCTCTGATCCAACAGCAGCTGCTTGAAAAGTACATGCCGCAGATGCGTCCGCCGGAACCCGATCCGATGGCTGACCCGCTGGTGCAAATCCGGCAGCAGGAGCTGGCCACCAAGCAGCAGGAGAACGAGGCCGATGCCCGGGTCGAGCAGGCAAAGCTCGAACTCGAGCGCGCGAAGATGGCCCAGAAGGCGGCGGCCGAGGCTGCCCGGATCGAGCTGCAGGAAGAGATCGCGGACGAACGCAATGCCGTGAACCGCGAACGGATCGAAGCTCAAACCCAGAACCGAGGAGGCTGATATGGCCAAGAAGACCAAGAAAAAGGATCTGTCCCCCAAGGCCGAGGCCGGGGACCAGATGTTCGTGCGGGGCGCCCCCACCAAGCGCGCGCCGAAAAAGAGCATGCGCCCGCGCCTTCGCCCGGAGGACGTCAGCCCGAGGGCCGAGGCCGACGACCAGATGCTCGTCAAGCCGTCGCGTGGTCAAAAGTTCAGCGGCACCTACTGAGGAGAAGTCCGATGCCAACGATTCAGATCAGCATCATGCCCGACCTGATGCCTGTCGACGCCTATGATGACAACAGCTGTCCACTGGCCACGCGTGACTCGGACGTCAATGAGGAGAACAAGGCTGAGGCGGTGGAGAATGCCGACTATCGGGACCCTTCCGAAAGCGGGGCCTTTCGCATCTCTGACGTCTGCGGCAGCTGCCGGCACTATGACCAGACCGAGGAAACGCTGGACTGCATCGGGGACGACTCGGGCGATCTGGGCTACTGCCTGATGTACCGTTTCGTCTGCGCAGCGGACCACACCTGCGATGACTGGTCGGAAGGCGGCCCGATGACCGCGTCGTCCCAACAATCCTACCGGGACAATCTTTAATGGATGTTGTGGATTTCGCCAAACATGTGTACAAACAGCTGCAGGAGCGGGAGCAGGAACTGTCTTCCGCCCTCGTAGCGGGAACTCCCAAGGACTGGGAGTCCTACAAGACCATCGTGGGGGAAATACAGGGTCTTTCCTTCGCACAAGATGAAATCCGGACCCTGCTGGAGAACAGTAGCTACCATGACGACGGATTTGACGAATCTGGGTGAAGCAGCAGCAAGCGTGATCTCCCAGAAAGACGAACCCTCGGTCGACGGTGCATATGTACCTTCCTCTGACCGGGTACTCGACCCAGACCTCCTCAAGAAAGACCTTGTCGATCGGCTGCCGCAGCCCACGGGCTGGCGTCTTCTGGTCATGCCCTTCCAAGGCACGTCGCAGACACAGGGTGGGGTCTACATCCCCGACGAGGTTCGCGAGCGCGAAGCCGTGGCGACCGTGGTCGCGTATGTGCTTCGGATTGGGCCGTTGGCCTACGACGACCCCGACAAGTTTGGCCCCGACAGTGAGCCGTGGTGCCAGCAGGGCGATTGGGTCTGCATCGGCCGGTATGCCGGCTCGCGATTCAAGATCGACGGCGGAGAGGTTCGCGTCATCAACGACGACGAAGTGATCGCCACGATCTCTGACCCGCAAGACATCAAGTCAGTGTAAGGAGGCCACCATGGCTGAAGAGAACCAAGACGAGGATCTGGGTCAGGAAGTCTTTCTTGACGACCAGACCGAAGAGGACACGTCGTCTACCGAGACCGACGAGCCGGTGTCCGATGCGCAGGTGGCCGATGCCGCCGCACGCGTCGAAGAGGGTGAAGACAACCTCGAGGACTATAGCGCCTCAGTCCAGAAACGGATTGGCAAACTGACCGCCAAGCTGCGCGAGGCTGAGCGTCAGGGCCAAGAGGCGACGACCTTTGCCCAGCAGGTCTTCGAGGAAAACAAGAAGCTCAAGGGCCGGATGGAGAAACTCGACACCGGCTACATGAGTGAGTACGGCGCCCGGATCGAGGCTCAGATCGGCGCAGCCCGAAAGGCCTACAAGGAGGCCTACGAGGCTGGCGACACGGACGCCATGATCCAAGCGCAGGAGTCGCTGGCTCGAGCGACCACCGACAAGGACCGCTACGAGCACGCCAAGAAACGTGCCGAGGATCGACCGCAACAGGCGGCGCCCGAAGCAACTTCGGCTCAAGCGCAGCAGCCAGCCTACCAGCAGACGCAGCAGCAGCCCGCGCCGCAGCAGCAGACGGACCCCAAGGCGCAGAGCTGGGCCGAGAACAACCCGTGGTTTGGTCAGGACGAGGTCATGACCTACGCCGCGTTCGGCATTCACCGCAAGCTGGTTGAAGAAGAAGGCTTTGACCCGCAGAGCGATGAGTATTACAATGCCATCGATCAGAGGATGCGGCGGGAGTTCCCGCAGAAGTTCTCTGAGCCCAAGTCGAGCAAGAAGAGTCAGGTCGCTCCTGCTGGTTCTTCAGCGTCTCGCAGCACAAAACAGGGGCGCAAGTCGGTGAAGCTGTCTCCGTCGCAGGTCGCCATTGCGAAGAAGCTCAATGTTCCTCTCGAGGAATACGCCAAATACGTGAAGGATTGAACCATGGCTGACAGAACCGCACGCACCGCACAAACTCGCGACAAAGAACAGCGTCGCAAACCTTGGGCACCGCCCAGCCTCCTCGATGCTCCCGAGGCCCCTCAGGGCTTCCGGCATCGGTGGGTTCGTCATGCAATGCGTGGTGAAGAGGACCGAGTCCACGTCACGCAGATGCTGCGGCAAGGGTGGGAACCCGTCCGCGCCGACGAATACCCGGACGGCGAGTACGCCACTGTCGAAGAAGGGCAGTATCAAGGCGTGATCGCTCACGGGGGGCTGATGCTGTGTCGCATCCCTGAAGAAACAGTGCAGGAAAGATCCGCGTATTACGGGAACCGGACCCGCGAACAGATGCAAGCTGTCGATCAGGACCTGATGAAGGATGAACATCCTTCGATGCCGATCACTCGTGATCGGCGGAGTCGTGTCTCTTTCGGAGGTCGCAGCAGCGACTCCGAATAACTGAAGGAGCTATACCATGGCCAACATCAATGGTGCCTTTGGTCTTCGTCCCCTCAAGAAGATGGGTCAGAATACCAACAGCACCGGTGCCAGCGAGTATCGCATCGCTTCCAGCAACACGAACGAGATCTATCAGGGCTCTCCTGTCATCCCGACCTCCGACGGTGTCATCGACATCGTGGGGGCGGCGGCGGGCGGCACTGTGGGTCTCCTCGGCGTGTTCTGGGGCTGCGAGTACGTCTCGTCTGTCAACGGTGAAAAAGTCTTCTCGAACTACTGGCCGGGATCGGGTGCTGACTCGAACTTCCCCGTCAAGGCGTTCGTGTATGACGACCCCGCCCAGCTGTTCCTGATCTCGACGTCCAACGTCGTGGCAGGCGCTGACACCGAAGCCGAGGTTCAGGAAGCTGTGTTCGCCAACGCGAACTTCGCGACCGCCGCGTCCGGTTCGACGACCACTGGTCTTTCGTCCGCGACCCTTGACCTCGACACCATCGCCACCACCGCCAACCTGAACCTCCGGATCATGGGCATCCAAGATGACCCTGAGAACTCGGACTTCAGCGAAGCCGGTGTCGGCATCATCGTTCGTCTGAACAACCACTTCAACTCGCCGAATGGCGCGATTGCTGGTGGCACTGTCTCGACGACTGGCGTGTAAAGGAGGTCTGAGCAATGGCTATTTCGCGCGCACAACTCGCCAAAGAGCTGGAGCCGGGCCTCAACGCCCTGTTCGGCATGGAGTATGGTCGCTACGAGAACCAGCACTCCGAGATCTACACCACCGAATCTTCGGACCGCGCGTTCGAAGAAGAGGTGATGCTCTCGGGCTTCGGTGCTGCCCCCACCAAGGGCGAGGGTTCGGCGATCACGTTCGACGAAGCAAACGAGGCGTACACCGCCCGTTACAACCACGAAACCGTGGCCATGGCGTTCGCCTTGACCGAGGAGGCTGTAGAGGACAACCTGTACGACCGCCTTGGCAGCCGGTACACCCGCGCTCTTGCGCGGTCCATGGCCCACACCAAGCAGGTGAAAGCTGCCTCGGTCCTGAACAACGCCTTCACTGGCGGTCAGTTCGCCGGCGGCGACGGCGTGGCGCTTTGCTCCACCTCGCACCCGCTGACCAGCGGTTCGACCTTCTCCAACACGCCTGACACCAGCGCAGATCTCAACGAAACCTCTCTCGAGGACGCTCTGATCAACATCGCTGGGTTCGTGGACGAGCGGGGCCTGAAGATCGCTCTGCGCGGCACGAAGCTGATCATACCGCGTCAGCTTCAGTTCGTGGCCGAGCGCCTGATGGTGTCGAACCTCCGCGTCGGTACCGCCGACAACGACCTGAACGCGATCAAATCCATGGGCATGCTGCCTGAGGGTTACGTGGTCAACGACTTCCTGACTGACCCGGATGC